GAAGATCTATTTTCGCCATTCATCAGTGGTAATCTGATTCTCAAGGAATCCATTGATATTCTGAATAACCTACCATTGATGGGTCAGGAATATCTACAGTTGAAAATACGCACTCCAACAATGGAGGACAAGGACGCCATTCAAGGGTTGTTCTATGTATACAATATAACTGATAGAGCATTCGTGGCAGAACGCAATGTTGTGTATAAACTCAACTTTATATCATACTTTGCTCTCACTGATTCTAACACTAAACTCAGTAAACCATTCGAGGGCAAGGTATCTGATATTGCCAAGACTATATTGACCAACTGGGTCGGTGAAGCAAGTATTGGTCAGATTGAGACCACACGGAATGCAACTAAGTACGTGTCCAACTATTGGCCACCAGTCAAGAATCTGAACTATATCACTAATCAGGCGATCAATACAAACTCATCACCATCATATCTATTCTATCAAGATAGACTGGGATTCAACTTCAAAAGTCTCAGTAGTTTGTATGCAGCAGATACTCCATATCCAGCATTCAACTTCAATATGAAGGGTCGAGAGATATCTCCGTCCGGGGATTCTGCCAGGAATATCCAGAGGGATTACTCCAGAATGACATCCATTGACTTTCCCCGTGGATTTGATACTCTGAGTAAACTTGGTAGAGGGACATATGCTTCCACTCTACATACTCATGACTTGGTCACTAAGCAATATAAGGAAAAGAAATTTAATTATCAGGATGATTTTGATAAAAAAGGTCACCTAAACAAATTTCCAATAACGGCAAAATCCACTGGGTTCATATTTGGACCTGCATCTGCAATTTTGGTGGATGAGATTCACTTTGGTGTGTATAACGGGTATGGTGATATATCCAATAGTGACATTATGCAGGAACGACTAAGTATATTGAACATGGCAGATGCAATGAAGGTTACCGTGGTTGTGCCTGGCCGCACTGATTACACTGTTGGTCAGAAGGTGTGGCTCGAGATTGTTGAACCGAAACCATTAGATGATAAAGACACAGTAGAAGCAGAGCAGGATAAGCTGTTCTCTGGGTATTATCTAATTGGTGCTATCAATCACAATATAAACAGAGAGAAACATGAGTGTACCATGGAGCTCATAAAAGATTCATTATTAAAAACTGCTGATCAAAAATAAGGTGAAACATTGAACAACATATTATTTCAAGGGGTTGTGGAAAATCGTAATGATCCAATGAAACTTGGCAGATGTCAGGTTCGGATTGTTGGTATTCATACTCAGAATAAGGTTGATCTTAGAACTGATGATCTGCCATGGGCGTACCCAATTCAACCAATAACTTCTGCTGCGATCTCAGGTATTGGTTCTACTCCTGTTGGTCCTGTTCCAGGTACCTGGGTCATTGTTATGTTCAGAGATGATGAACAGCAGGAACCAATTATGCTGGGCACCATTGGTGGTATTCCCCAGTCCAAGCAGGCACAACTATCCAGCAATAACAACTCCAATGTTATTGCAAATGATGGTGGCACACTGACTGATAGCAGTGGTACTACTGTCACCACGGGTGATGGTACTCCAATCACTGTGGGTTCTGTTGAGTCCCAGGCAACTCCTGCGCCAGATGCCAAACCATCAGTTGATACGTCCAAGGTAGTTCCTGCCAGTATATTCCTTGTACCCATTCCAATCATACCACCTCCCGGATCCGGTGCCAATGTTATTACAGCAACCAAGAATATATCCGGTATTATCTCTGCATGCGATAAGGTAGGACTGACTAGTAAATACGCCAAGTGTGCCATTCTGGGTATTGTTGGTGGTGAGACTAAGTGGGATACTGTTGAGGAAGGTTACAAGTACTCCGATCCAGTGAAACTTGCCAGAATATTCAGCAAGACATTCAAGGGTGATCTTGCCCTTGCCAAGACGTATTGTAACTGGACTGGATCTAGAAAAGACTTTTTTGATAAGATTTACGATCCTGCCGGTAATGGTGCCACAGTCGGCAACAAGGAACCAGGAGATGGTGGTAAGTATTATGGTCGGGGATTCAATCAGTTGACCGGTAGACCAAACTATCTAGCAACAATGAAGGAACTGAAAAAGAAAGGGATCGATCTGGATCTAATGGATAAACCAGAGTTGATGAATGATCCTGCCACTGCTGCGCTGGCATGTGCCATATTCTACGTACTTCGTTGTAAGCACGATATGAATGATCCTGGATACTTTGCTGCTGCTCTGAAGGCAACCGGTAATAACGTGGGTGATGCCTATATTAAAAAGCAGAAGTTTTATGAATACTTCCTGGGGCAATCAGCAACCGTTGAGTCCACAAATAAACCATCCACTGATTCTCAGAAGGAATATACACCCGAGGAGATTGCTGCCGCACCTGCTGCATCTCAGGCAGCATTATCGGAGGATCGCACCACAAATGAACTAATTGGATTCTGTGATCCGAACGGTAAGTATCCACTCCGTGATCATATGAATGAACCGGATACCAACCGTATGGCACGGGGTGTCACTAATTCCACTGCCATAGCATTCAAGGACGCATCCAGAACTACTCAGATTCCACGGGCACTTGGATCTGGCACTTGGGATCAACCACCCGCACCGTTTGGCGGAGTGTATCCATATGCCAAGGTATTTGAGTCTGAGTCTGGACACGTGAATATGGTCGATGATAGTCCAGGCAATGAGACTGTCAGTACATTCCATAGAAAGGGAACTTATACTGAGGTTGATGCCAATGGCACTCAGGTGAATAAGATTGTCGGTGATAATTACATCATAATGGATCGTAATGGGTCTATCTATGTTTCTGGATCAACACAGGTTACATTTGGCGGTTATGCCAATATCAATATTCTGGGTGTTGCAGATGTTGAGATAAACGGTAAGACAACTGTCCATGTCAATGATGATGTGGAGATAGGTGTGGCAGGTGATTTGACCATGGCAGTTGGCGGCAAGTTTGATCTACAGGTTGGCAAGGCATTCGATATAAAGACTGGAGTTGGACTTGGAGTTGAATGGAAGGAGGGTCTATCGATCAAGAGTAATGATCACGTATATTGGAAGACCAATGTATACTATGCTGAAGTTGATGTGAAGTTGAAAGGACCGGCACCTGTTCATATTACTGGCACCAAGGAATCACTTACATTTTTTGGTTATTATGATATCAACACCTTCAATGTGGAATCAAGGACTGGGTCTAATTTCAGGACTGGTACTCATTTCAGTGTGGAGTCAACCACTGATTCCAGTATCAAGGCAGGTGGATCTATATCAGAATCTGCACCAACAATGAATATTTCTGCTTCCACTTACAATGAAACTGTGGGGAATAGCAATTATCGTTGGGAAAAGACTAAGCGCACGTATGTTGGTGGCAATACATATGAACGCCATAATGGTGGAGTAGACCACTCTTGCTCCACTGATCCATCGAGAACTGGTGCCAACAATTGTGGTAATGTTGCATCTGCTACAGTTGCTCCATTGGCACCATTCAGTAAGGTGTCTCTATTGGTTCCTGATAGACAACCAGCATTGGGTAGTGATGTCACTCCATTGGAAACGCCGGAACGCAATCTTACCTCCATCGCTGACTTTGAAACCTCGGATGAGCAACAAACTCCGGAAGGTCAGATAGCAAGTCAGACTGCAGATGCCAATACACCTCCAGGAATGAAAAGTGATCCAACTTATGCGGGCAATATAAATAATAGTGCATCACCGATTCCTGGTGGAGTTGTTTTTGTACCGGCAGCAGTATTGATAACTGATATAAGGTCTAGGACTGACTTTCCAAATACCTATAAGATTTCCAAGAATTTCACCATTGCCAATATGACTGGCGGTGAACCATTCCTTATACAGAAGCAACTACCCGGAAACAAATTTGGCAAGGCAAGGATACTCACTGTAGCACAGACAGTGGAGAATATGGCGTATCTGGCAGAGAATGTGCTTGAGGTAATCTACGGGATATATGGTCCAGCAGCAATGACCTCACGGGGTGGTGGTAAACCTGGAGGAGTGTGGCAGATCAACTCTGGACTTAGATTGAATGGTAGTCCAACCAGTGAACATAATGAAGGAATGGCAGTGGATCTGAGACCTGCCAATAACAAGTCAGATGATACTTTCAATATGGCAAAGAATCTGGTTACAGCATTGAAGTTCAATAACTTCTTACTGGAATATAGATCACCACCTGCAACTGCTGGATGGCAGCGTTGGATACACATATCATATAGAGTAACTGGAAATACCGCACACTATGCCACATATATAAATGATCAGGTAAAACAAACGGGAGCATTACTACAACTAGACTCTGCGAAACTATAATGCCAAATGTTGCTCTAGATACCTATGTATCAACTGGTCACGGTGGTTGGCCAAGTACGGTGGTAGTTAGTTCTACTTGTGCAACTAAGTCATTCTTCAATGGACTGAAGATACAGTTACTGGGTAAGACTAAATATACTCCACATACAGATAATCAACCAGTGACTCATACAGAACCTGAACGTGCTGTATCCAGTGCATCAGCAACATTCTTTATGGAAGGGATAAGAGTGGCAAGACTTGGCGACTCAATTGCTTGTGGGGATACTATCAAGACAGGACAAGGTAAAGCAGATACATTTATCGGGTAGTTAGGTACCCTTTATCAAACCCTACACCGTAAGTATACCTGTTAGTCAAATATAAATCAAATAATTATTGATTCTGAAATCTTGATTCTTATAAATAGAGTATATGTTATCTAAAACATATGTCCTTCGCGAGATTCCAGTCTCCAAGGACTCTAACCCTAACCAGAGAGTCAGCATGACTATTTATTCGTCTGATAAAGCAGTACCATACGTATATATTTGTACCCACAAAGAAACTAACGAGTTTTACATTGGGTATAGAATGAAGAATGTAAAACTGAACATACCATCGCACCTAGATTTGCCTGAATATAAGACCTCATCTACGACA